TCATCTTATCAATCTTGTCGTTATACTCGTCGAGCATCTTGAGCGTCTCCGCATCGACTATTGGAGCGTTCGCGATGTCCTGCTGCAGTTTGAGTACGTCGCCGAGCATCGGGATGATTTCATTCCCGACCTTGTCCCCGAAGAAGCCCGTGGCGATGGTCAGTTTGTCGGACTCAGTCGCGGCGCCTGACATCGCATTAGCCAAGGCAACGAAGACAGCCTGGGCGTTGCCAGACCGCAGTTGCTCCATCGTGATTCCCAGCGCCTGAAACTTCTTCATCTGGTCGGCGTTTCCGGCGGCCGCTTCCGCCATGTCAGTCCGCAGCTGGCGGGTCGCCTTGGCGAGCGTCTGCATGGAGACGCCGGACTGCTGGGCGGCGAAGGCGAGGGATTGGAATTGCTCGGCAGACAGACCGCTCTTTCCGACCTGATCCGCGATGACCCCGAATTCGCGGACGGTATCGAGCGAGAAACTCAAGGCCTTGTCGAACAGGGCGGCCATGCTGACCATGCCGGCGAGCTTCTTCGTGATGTCGTCCCCGGCCTTCTTGAAGGACGCCCCCAGGCTGTCCACGGACTTCTTGGCCCGACCCGTCACCTGCTCGACGTCGGACTTTCCTTTGATTTCGTATTCAAGTTTCTGGGCCATTGGGTTCGGGGGTCTTTACCTCTGCGGACTTGGCAACCTTCTCCTCGGCTTCGAGCTTCTCGAGGAAGGCCTCTTCGTCAGTCGTCAGAAGTTTTGAATCCGACCCATTGGCCGCGGAGATGGCGGCGTTGTACCAGACCGCTTGGCATTCGGGCATCTCCCAGGCGCGCTTCTCTTCCCAGCCCGCCTTGACCAAGGCCGTCACGATGCCCAGCGGCCAAGGGATGCCAACGTCTTCGGCCTCTCCTTTTGTCGCCGTATTCTTCGCCCAGTATTTCGGCCACGCGCTGACGTGGACGTAGGCGATGAACCTTTCGAGCTCGGCCTCGAACAAGGTCGGCCGGCGCTGGAGCCTGAGCACCTTGAGTTTCTCAAAAAGGGTGAGCTCGCCGAGCGGCTCTTCGGCGCAGATCTTGACGGCCACCAGCAGGTCGAGCGGGGTGACCTTCTGGCCTTCCGTCACGAAGGGCGAGTCGATGGCGAGCAGCCTGACGCGGTACTTCAGGCAGAAAGGGTAGACGACCTTGCCGAGACAGGTGACCCTTGCCGGGTCGGTGAAGGCCTTTAAGAATCTTCCGTCCACCCCGACAGACTCGCCCCCGAAGGGGCTAAGTCAATCAGGCAAAGGTGATGCCTTCGTAGTCCACCGCTTCGACCGTCACGCTGGTGAAACCCTTGTTGGCGGCCTTCTCCGAAACGGCGGTGATGACGCCCGAGAAACCAGTCGAGGCGGAGCCGGACGGGTAGCAGGAGTTCGTGTTCGCCGTGAACGAGAGGACGGCGCCGAGCACGGGAACCGACCCGGTCTTCACGATGCCCTCGATGCTGATGGTCGTCTTGCGGTCGTCCAGGCGGTGGGTGACAGTAAGACCAAACTCGTTCTGCACGGTGTCTTCGTTGTTGAAGCCGGCGCTGATCGAGTAGGACTGCACGAACAGATTGGCAACGGTTCCGTTGATTCCGTAGATGCAAGAGGTTCCGTTGAGAATGGCTGCCATGGTGGTTTAAATCTGCGGGAACGGGCAACCCTCAGGCCTGGGGGTTGACGACCATCGGGACGGTGTAGGAAAGGACGGTCGCCCAGGAGCGCTCGTCGCGGCCTTCGTCTTCGGACTCGGGGATGACGTCATAGCAGAACGCGTCACCGCCGGCCACGAAGGCGGCCTTGATGGCGGCCACGTCCTGCATCGCCCCGGCCACGGCGGCACAGCGGGCGCGGTGGTCGGTCAGGGTGGTGTCGTCCGCGTTGGAGAAGATGGTCAGGCGGATGGAGCAGTAGAAGTTCCCGGCGCCTTCGGGCAGCTCGGGCGGGGTGCGGGCCGCATCGCAGAGGACGACGCACTTGGGGAGCACGTTGATCTCGGCGTTGTCGCCCGTGTAGACCGCCACGCCGGCGAGCCCGGATTCGGCGGTGAGGTAGGTATCGAGGACGGCCTCGATGATATGGCGCGGAGACTTGGTTCCCATTGGTTATTTGCGGTTAAATTTCTTGGCTTGTTTCTCGAGGATGTTGGCGAGCATGGCCGGCATCTGTTTGACGCGGTTGCCGTAGACGAGGTTCTTCACGTCCGTGTCGGTCGCAATATTGTCAACGTCACCGTTGCGGTTCCCGAACGTCAGCCCGAGGGCGAACACCTCCGCCTGTTGGCGGGTGATGTTGACGTATCCCGTGGACTGGGCGTGGCGCTTGATCCAAAGGTTGATGCCAGACCGACCAGCGTTCTTTTCAACGCCGCCGAATTTAGGCTTCGGAAGTTTGTTCAGGGTATCGACCCAGCCTGACTTGATGCGGCCGACGGCCAGCCAGCGGCGCTTGATGTAGTCCTTCAGCACCCCGTCCTTGGCCTCGAAGCGTTCCCAGAATTTGATGCCAGGGCCGCCGTTGCGCTTGATGCGTCCGCCGAATTTATCGCGGAATTTCATGTGGACTTCCTTCACCCCTGCCTCGCTGTCGATGACCGGGCGGTTGAAGACATTGGATGCCTCCTGCGAGCCGATGCGGTCAAAGTAGTTCTTCAGCTTCTTGAACCCCTTTTCCGTCCCGAAGCCAGGGCCGGCGAACATTCGGGCATAGAGGGCGTTTCCTGCCATCAGGTCGGGGTTGTCCCCTGCCAGTTTCCAGAAGCGGGAAAAGTTATTCTGAAGGGACGCGCTGCCGAGCTTGCGGAACAGGCGGCCGCGGCGGCCGTTGGTAGACCCAGACCGTTCGCCGACGACGACCGAATGGACGTCGCCCATGATCGCCAGTTCGCCGACCTTCTTCGCGTCCTTGCTCAGACCCTGCCCGCCGGACTTCACGATGGGAGGCGTGAGCACCATGGAGTCGCGGCACATCAGGGCGGCTTGCTCCAGGAACACGTCGGTCAGGCCTTGGTTGGAATTGACGTGGAATTCCTTGAGGGCCGTCATGAATTCCTCGTAACTCTTCGGGGTGATTCCCTCCCCTGGGAGGTTAGGGGGGTTCATTGGCTGTCGTCGATGACGACCAGCGTGATCCAAGCCGAGGCGGTCTTATGGGTCTGGCTGGTGATGCGGACGACCTTCCCTCCGACCGTCAGTTTCTTGCCGATGCCGAGGGAGGGGATTGGGACGCCTCCGCTAAGGGTGGCCGCTGATGCCCCAATAGACCCGTCTGGGAGGCTCCAGGAGGCCGTTACAGCGGGGAGCCTGACCGAGTACTGGGTTCGCTCACAATACCCCCCTGCTTCGAGCACGGTGGTATAGGCCGGGTCGGAGATGAGGCACTGGAAGGTGACTGCCCCGCCGGCGGTCGAGCCGGGGACTCCGAAGTCGGAAATCATCTCCTTCGAATCGTCCAAAAACTCTTTACCGTATAGGCTCATAAATCTGCGGAGTCGGGCAAAAAAAAGACCCCCATCGCTGGGGGTCTCGTTCGGGGGGCTTTAAGCCCCGGCGATTACGGGTTGTAGACCGAGGCGATCGTGCCGCTGGTGACCGCCTTGTTCGCGCCGAACATCAGTTCAGCCGAGGCGACCAGGGAGCGGGTCTGCTTATCGGCCCAGACGTTGTAGTAGATGTTCAGGCCGAGGTTCTCGAGGGTCACGACTTCGCTGACGAGCATACCGTCGCGGACGTGGTCGAGGGCAGGGGCGGCAGCGGCCATCGCGATGGCGTCGCTGGAGCACGCGAAGCCCGCGAGCTTGGCTTCGGACGGGAAGGCGGAAGCGTAGTAGACGCCGCCTTCAAAACCGTAGGCACCTTCGGAGAGGGGCAGGGAGGTCGTGGAGGTCGGGATGAGCTGGCTGTAGATGCCAGGGTTCACGATGAGCGCCTTGCGACCGGCCTTGCTGACGCCGGCCCAGAGAGCCTTGAGCTGAGCCGAACCCGGGGTGACGGCGGAGTCGGCGGCGGTGACGGTGGCGGCGCCGAAGTTGGCGACGGTGATGGGGGCGGTTGCGAGAGCCCAGATCTTGTCGGCGAGGGCGTCGAGGTTGATCTTCACCAGGCGCTCGAGGCGGATGGCGTTCTGGATGTCGGAGTACTCCAGACCGAAGGGCTGATAAACGTGGTCGAGGGACACGCTGGTCGCCGACAGGGTCGTTCCGCCGACGTTATTGAACGAGGTGGGGTTGACCTGGGTGGAGGCGGTGGCGGAAGCGATGGCGACCTGGATGGTGTCGTTCGGCTTCTTGACGTCGCCCGAGAAGTCGGAGGCGAAGTGGGAGAGAGCGGCGAGGCGGTTGGCGAGAACGGTCTTGGACTGTTCGGCCAGCGTATCGACGATGAGCTGGGCTGCGATGGTGTTGGACATATTAGGTTAGGATGAAGTTAGGGTGAGGGTGGGGAAATTACTTGTTGCCCTTGAAGATGGCGGCGCGGTTCTTCTTGAGGAACGCGAGACGCTCGGGGCCGGCGGGCATGGCGGCGTACTGTTCGGCGATCTCCTTGTCGGAGGCGCGCACCGGGCTGTCGCCTTGGGGAAGGTCGATGGGGGCGACGCCGACCTTGGCGACGATGGTGGCGGCTTCGGCGGAAGCGCTGACCTGGACGGCCGACAGTTCGGCGACCTTGGCGCTCAGCTCTTCGACCTGCTTGGCGGAAGCGGCGAGGAGGCCTTCCAGCTCCTGCACCTTGGCGGCGTGGGCGGAGGCCTCGACCTTGACGGCTTCGAGTTCGGCGGTGGAGCCGACGGTCAGCTTCTCCACGGTGGCGCGGAGGTCGTCACGTTCGGCAGAGGCGGAAGCGACGAGGGCTTCGGCGGCGGCGAGTTTTTCTTCGATGGTCATGGTCTTAAAGATTGCGGAAGCGGGCAACTTGGCGGACGCGGAATCTTCCTTTTCGCGGTCGAGGCGGGATGCTTCTGCTTCAGCCCACTTGGCTGCGCGCATGATGTCGCCGGAGGTAGGGCCACCCCACAACGCCCAGGCTACGGCGCCGGCTCCGGGGAATTCCTTGTTGTCGGGGTCGTTCTTCGGGGCATCCATGTCGCCGCGGTGGCGCTGGAACCAAGGCCCCATGCGGCGCACCTTGTCTTCGGAGATTGAACCTTCGACCATGTCGCGGGCTTCGCGGATCGTCTGGTCGGTCACCCCGTCGCCGGACTTGCCTTCGGCGTGCCATTCAAGGCCGCGCCGTGCGGCCTCGCTGACGTAGTCTGGGACGGGGACGGTCTGGGGCATATCAGCCTTTGACGAGGTTACCAGGGATGACCCACAGTTTGCAGATGCCGTTCGGGTCGATGTCGCCCGAGACAAGGCCGCAACCACGGGGGCCGCGGTAAAAGACGCAGTTCTGGCAGACCATGCCTTCAGAGGCGAAGGGTGAGGCGGCGACGTAGTGGGCGCCATCAGGGCCGACGCCCTGGTCGAAAGGCCCGAACAATTCTTCCACCTCTTCGTAGCCGTCCACCATTTCCTTCTGGCGAGGGGTCAGCAGCTCGAGGACGGAGTCGTCGATTTCTGAGGCCTTCTGTCCGACCATCGCCTTGCCGGCGGACTTGGCCGAAGGGGAGGCGGAAGGCTGGGACATGACGGGCATACCAGCGAAAGCGGAGAGGGCTTCCTTGTAGGACGAGACGATGCCGGTGACCAGACCCTTCGCGGCGGCCTCGCGGCCCGTGAAGACTTGGCCTTCCATGTCG